CGGCGTTGCTCCCGCCCAGGCAGAACCCGCCGTAGTACTGATACTGGTAGTAGTTACCGCCGACGCGCAACACAACACCGGAACTGCTGTAGTAGCAGTAGTCGCATACATACGTCGAATCGCTTCCCGCTGTTCCGCCAGATGCCTGATACAGGGCATATTCAAAGCCCGATGCCGTCGGTTCTGTCCACTTGCTGATCCAACCGCCGGATGTATCTCTCGCTCCGACGTTTGTCCCACCAGATGTGTCGGAAAAGTTTGCGGGGTTCTTGATGCAATATATATTCGCACTGCTGAAGTATATACCGTCGCACCAATCATAGACATTGCCCCAAAGGTCTTCTATGTACCTATAGCGGGTATGTCCGTAGGTGGTACGGTTTGCGGCATTCGTTCCTGTGTGATACGTCATTCCGTCGCACAATCCCGCATTTTCGGTTGCACTACCATTTCCGCATCCATACCCGATCTTCGCCTGTGAGTTCCAGTCGGCATACTCTACGAGATAGAGCATCATGATAGTCCAGTACATAGCGTAATCATATTGCCATACCTTGGAGCCAAGATTGTGAATGCTTGTTCTGAACTGCGCTCTTGTATAGTTATTTGCGGGTTTAACGCCTGTGGTAGACTTATATGTCGATGTAGCGCAGTGATAAGCTCCCACATAGACATAATCCCTCTCACCGGAACCGTCGCCCCTGTCAGCGTGCGCGGGAGACACTAAAAAGCCATCCTGTTCACCGTCTGATATCTGCAATTTCATTTTCGTACCGGTACGAGTCCACTTATACCAGTATTTCGGTATCTTAACGAGTGTTCCGGCTTCTGAATCCGTGACTCTTTCCATGCCCGCCCACGGCATACATGAGTCAAACGGGCTTGATCCATTCCCGTTATTAACAGCCGGTTGAGGATCTGTAAATGTTTCAGCCGCATCTGTACGGCTCCACGCTGTCGTAGACGTTCCATCCCATTCAGCACCCCATATAGAACTGAATGTAGCATTGACTGATACGGTCTTACTCGTGGCGTTATAGTTCGTGGACGCGTTAATAGGGATCGTTATTGTCGCCGTGCCGGTCGCTTCTGTTGCGGTGATAGTAATTGTCGACCCGCTCTTGGAAACGGTCGCTACGGAACTATCTGACGTTGTAGGCGTACCGATAGTTCCGGTTGCGTTTGATACCGTGACTGTCACAGTCAGATTATCAGCATCCAGCTCCACGCTCGAAGTTGATACCGTCGCTGATCCTGATGCTTTGGCTATCGACCATGTGACAGACTTTGCTGTCTGTGAATTATCCGACCACATATAGCCAGCTCCGGGCGTGAAAGATGCCGTATGATCTCCCGCATCCGTCGCACTCATCCCCGTGCCTGTCATTTTTGCAGGATCATAATTTGAGAAGGTCATAGTCTGCTCGGATGTGTTATAAGTAAGCGTTGCAGACGGCGAAGGCAATGTCAGAACTTCCCGCGCTGGTGTCACACTTGCCGCTGTTCCCTCCGTGACCGCTCCCAAGGCCGTATAAGGGAAGAAACGATAATAATAAGTCGTTCCGTAATTAACATTATTGTCTACGTACCCTGTGGATGAATAGCTGTTCCTTACAGTATTATTGACAAGCTGTGTACCATCATCCTTTGAAGTCGGTGCGCTCCCCGCTTTCTTTACAAGAATCGTGCCTTTCCACTTCGCTATCGTCACCCCATCAACTACCGTGTCGGACGGGTCTGACCATTTGATAGTGACCGATTTTGAACCTGCCACGGATACCGCTGAAGCTCCCGATACATCTCCGACCTTAGTTGAATTTTCCAGCAGGAGGTCGACGGATTCTTTCAGGACTACATCATTCTCAATTAACTGTTTAACTGCTGCATTTGCGTTATTTGCGCTTACCGGATCAGTTGATTCCACCACGCTGATGGAATTGCTGAACTCTGGATCTGAAGGTGTATATGTCTGCATAGTTCCCCCTTAATCAAAAAGCATCATCAATTACATAAGTCTGTTCAGTGTCTCCGTCTTTGCCCTTAGGGATAAAAGTCTTAATGCAAACAAGATCACCGTTCGTATCATACAGCCCTATCTCGCTGATGGATTCCCCGACAAGCTCGGATGTAGCCAGGACACAATAATATCTGCAAGTGGTCGCCGATATCATTTCCTTTGATGTGATAGCCTTTCGCATCAGCTGTGAAGTCAGTGCTGTCTGATCCTCTGTAGGCGGAATAGGAACTCCGCCGGATGCTCCGCCGTCACCGAAAGCCATGCCCGCTATAGTCGGGAGGGTGATAAGTCCCGCCCGTGCTTTCGCCATGTTCTCCCGTCCTTTGGCTGTGATTACCGTGTTAAGATTACTCATGATTATAGATCCTCCTCATCATAGTAAGAATTGTATGTGTATTCGCCGTTATAGCTGATAACACTGTTAAAGTAATAACAAGGGTCTGATTTATTGACCAAAGCAGCACTTATTCTTTCACCGTTAACCATCTCGAAATTGAATATTTGTGTTGTATTGATATCTTCCGGCACATCTATAACATTGCGGTTCCTGAATGCCATTGTGATCTGTTCAAGAACCTCATCTATCCGAGTCATATACCAGAACTGATTGTATATGTCCGTTTCGCCGTAATGGTCGATGATTTCGCCGTGATCCACGTCGGGACCGTCAAGATCAGTCGTGATCCTACACGTGACGTCAGTAAGGTGTGACCGCGCATTTTTGACCTGTCCCACGGTTTTCATGAACCGTGCTACATTGTCATTTGTCAGCTGCGTCCCCGTCCATAGTTTGAATGTACCCGGATCTCCGTTATATTCAAACCATTCTTCTACGGTTCCGTTTCCGAAGATATCCCGCGCCACGGATTCAACCGCCGCTTTTGTCCCCAGATATTTGTGAACCTCATCGGCGTTTTTGACAAGTTCTTTCTTAACATCCAAGGTTCTGTCGGACTTCGGAGCGAACCAGTCTATATCAAGCTCCCACGCCAGCGCATCAATGAACTCTTCCGGCAGATCATCAATCACGCCCCAGTCAGAACATAGAACTATCTGCGAAGCGATATACTTAATCACCGGGTCAAGCGTCCGTGCTATGGCCACATTGTCAGCCTGTTCCTGCATGAATTGAGGCAGGAGTCTTTCAGTTTGACAGTCATTTAATCTCATTCTGTCACCACCTCGTGTGTCACTGTTACCGTGCCGACCTGAGCGACGGCATGATCTCCCACGGTCGCCGCTGTCGGTGCCGTGATATCCATCCGCAAGCATCCAACGCCTGTTGATGGACTCATACAAAGAGCCATCAGCTTATTCGGGTTGATGTTCCTGCCTATAGCGCCTTCTTGCCATTCCTTATATTGGTCAATAGCTCCGCCTTCGCCTTCTATGGCTGCAACACAATCCGCTTCGTCTTCAGCCGTGGTATAGTATTTGATCGTGATATCGTAAGAAACCGTGGAAGGAGCTGACACTGTGACCTGATCTGTCAAGGGTCTGACATCATCAGCTGAACATATAGCCTCGACCTTGTCCAGAATGGTCTGTGATGGAACTCCCGTATTTGTAAGCACGTATATGACTATCTCGCACGGATCAGGGCTGTCCACTACCACATCAATGATTGATGGATCAGCGCTCTTTGCATAGTATTGGTATGCTTTCGTAGGACCCGCACACGAAAAGGTCGAATTTGACAGATGTATCCGCTCTCGGTATTCCTCATCATTTTCAGCATCAGCACCGCCGGAAGTCGTCGTTATATTGACCGCCGTAGATACCTGGTCTATCAGGTCAACCAATTGAGCGACCGCCCCAGCTCCGTACCCATTCCCTTCGTCTCCGGGAGTGGTACACATTCCTGTCACATCCCCATAGGTTGAACCTGCCGATATAATCAGATCTTCATCCGTTGCGAAATAGATATCGCCGTCGGTAGTGATAAGTGTTCCTTCGGGTACTGTGATGTCATTGGCTTGCGCTGCCGTTAATGTGAATCTGAACGTTGTGGTTGCCGCTTCAGCTTCCAAACGATCAACACCCATTCTATAACCTAAAGCGTCAAGAGCTTCGCCTGTGGCATATTGGAGCATCTTTCCGTTGCAAGCCGCATTGCAAGAATTTGCCACTGATGTGATGATCTGAACAAGCGCCTCTGTAAATATCCGGCGCTCATCCCCGGGATATAAAGGTTCCCCGGTCATCATTTCCATAGCGGATACTATAGAATTGTAAAGTGTATTAGAATCTACCTCTAAAAGTTTAAGCATATTATCCCCCGTTCGTTACCAGTCTTGAACTTAATACGGTCTTACCTTCGAGATAATCCGTTATTATCATGTTCACGTTCTCGGATCTTGCCCGCGGTTCGTAGTTGTTGATATTCCAATAGACCTCGGTAATCATTTCCCCGAAAACGCTTGTAATAGGCTGTCCTGCTATGTCGCTTGCAAGTCCCTTACATCTCTCAAAAGGACATTCGCCGCGTACCATAGACATGAGATTATGTACGCACTGTTGAGGCGTTCCGTTCCCGTATGCTCTCATCGACTTACCGTCCTTTCTGAAGATGTTCCTGCCCTGATCTCTTCCTCAAGTTTCTTAACGTTGACCTTCAGCGCCGCCTTCGCCGCCGCTGTAGCCGCCTTCTGGTCAATCTTGCGCTGCTTAATCATAGCCTTAACTGTCGGATCAGGAGAAATTGACATAGCACTCCAATATTCATCCGATATGCCATTACCATTGACTGTACGGGTATAATATGTCTTCCCGGCTACAACCTTCTTGTCCTTGGTTGCTACATATTCCCCGTCAACGATCTCGTACCAATTAGACTTCTTGGGATTCGTCTTTTTGGTGAATGTTTCCGGGTCAACTTCGGTATAGATATACGGAACTTTCGCCCAGCTCTGAAGATATGACAGGGTAGCCGCCGACGGATAAGAGATCGTCGCTTTCTTAACAGCCTTATCAGTCGTTTCTGACAGGGTAAATTTAACATCAGCTTTGGTCATTCGCCCGATATCGTCAAGCTCGGTATTTGACACGCTTATCTTTGTAAGTTGCATCTGGAAGACACCCAGAACCCTCGGCCATGATGTCATTTCTCCCGTGACCTTATCATAGTATTCCGTGCCAATGACAAGCGGACTGGATGATCCCATCATGTTCTTGATTTCTTCAATCTTCCCGAGAACATCCGTTGTGCCGGTCGCGACCTGATAAGTAGTCTGGAACGTCATGGTTTGCTGTTTGAAAGAGGGGACTATATACTGAGGTACAACCGTCTGAACCTTTTCCTTGCCCTTCTTTCCCTTCGTGATAACAGCGCCGTATATATCCCTTGCTATTTCGGCAGTCGCTTTCTTTTTGACCGTGGCTTTATTCAGATTGATATCGAAGGTTAACCCTTCCATTCTCTCGATAAGACCGTGAACGACGTTTCCGTTTTCGTCTACGATCCTCTCTTTGACTTGCCACGCCAAATTATACCAGTACGCCATTACGCTGGTTTCTACAGCCATTATTCAGCCTCCAAATAAAACCATATCTTTGTCTTTCCGTTAAGGTAATCGTGACGGACACGTGACACTACAACAGGCTGCTCTGTCCAGTATGCCGTAGTGATCTTTATTTTCGATCCAGGCATTAACTCTGATATGAAAGAATCAGCCATGGCCGTGCCGCCTTTACAGTCACGATTGAAGTAATCAAGCATATTCTCCGCGAATCTGTTGGCTTCCCCTATAGATTCAAGAGCCTTCTTTGTCTGAAGATATGCCACTCCGCCACTGTCTGAACCCGCTTTCCCTATCGTGGCGCCGTCTGTAACCTCACATCCTGTGAAGTATTCGTTATCAACGCACCGCGCTGTCGTGGTTTCAAGGATAAAATCAGTTACGGGGAGGGATTTCAGATAATCATTAGATATTACTTTAATAATACCATTTGTTATTGTATAAAAACATCCTTCGAGTTTACACAACTCATTGATGAATTTATAATCGTTCTCACCGGATTGAGTGACGGCTTTGTACTTCTTATC